GATTTTTGTGAACTTGTTGATATTTTTCTTGGTTCGTCTGCTGGTATTAATGATGGTCCTGTTTATTGCCGTGAATTACCTAATGTGAAATTGAATGTTTCTGCATGTGGAAAAAAAATTTGAAATATTTCCTAGTGATGTTATGGCTGTGATTGAATTTCTATCTGGTAAACCTGATCTTGCTATATACTTTAATATTACTCCTAAGAATGAAAATTTTTTTTTTTTTCTTTTGATAAACAATGGGATGATAATGCCTGGTTTACTTGGGTTGAGAAATTGCGTACTTTTAATATTCCCTCTTCAATTTTCATTTTACTAGAAAGATTAATATCAAAAATGAGGATGTTGTTAGAGCGTGGTAATGTTATCCAGATTGGTCATGTCTGGGCCCATGGTGGGGCTGATTTTATTGCAAAAAAATTGGGGGTTTTTGATGACCCGGACAGCCCTATATTAGTTGAAGGAGATGTTAAGAATTTTGATCAAGGTGTGTTGTATAAGTTTATGGAATTATATTTTTCTTTTGGATTAGTTTATGATGATGTAAATGCACCTTATTATGAAGTTAGAAAACAAATTACTACATTTCTTATATCTAGTATAATTCATCGAGTAACCCATTTATTCGGTTCTGTTTGGGGTATTCAAACCGGAGGTGTTCCGTCTGGTTGTTTAAATACTAGTCATATGGATTCTTGGGTTATGGCATTATGGTTTTTTTTATTTGCAGCTTATCAAATTCATAATGCCGCTGATGAACATAAAGAAGTTTTGGAGTCTTCTTTAATGGAAATTGTCCGTATTATAGTTTATGGTGATGACCATGCTTATAATAAGACGCATGACAAGATAGTTTCGTCATATCTTTCTGGTCATGCATTTTCATCATTTATGAAAACTTTCTTTGATGTTAATATTCAAGATATCCGTGATGGTGTTAGTTTGGTATCTGTAATATCTGATGGCTTTTTAGTTACTCGTGGATTAACATTCTTACGTCATCAAATTGTAAAAAATACTAATACTGCCTTAGGTCAACCTCGTTTTCTTCCTTTTCGTGAGAGTCGTGAGTTTATTATTCGATCAGCTTGGGGTAGAGAGAGTAAAGTTCGGGGTCCTTTGGATATCGTATTATCATGTTTAGGTCATGTTTACGGTACATATGGTTCTAATTATGACGCTTGGCTTGGTCTTGGATGCATTTATTATGCCTGTATTAGGGCTTTAGGAATGATTGAGAAGCGTGTTATTGGTGCTGTTGTTGATATTATGACACTTGATGATTTTAAGGATATGCGTCGTAAAGGGATAACAGCTGATCAAATTTATAATGGTTTTCCTACATTTGATCAACTTCAATCATTCAATCTTGTTCGTAATGAAATTCATGATTTATCTTTAAATATTACTGAGAATGATGATTATTATTGAGTTTAATTGATGAATTAATAATAATAATAATAATAATG